CTGTGTTTCATTAAGAGTTAGATGACCAGTTGCGTACAATCTTTGTCTAAACCAAACGTCCCCTTTAATACCAGATACAATAGCGGGCGTAGTCGAAACACCGCCTACAACCACTTGATTTATACCTGAGTATATAACGCAGTCAAACCCCCCTAAGTCAACGGACGTAAAACTATCAATAGTTAAATCGGTGTATCCCGATCCACCTTCAACTGACGGGTATGTAACACCCGTAATAAGACCATCTGTTACAATACTATCAATAGTGATATACATTCCAATTAGCTCACTTCCAAACTCACCTTCAATAGATATAATGTCCGTTCCTAAATCCGCATAAAACATTCTGGCTATACCGCTAAAAAACTCCCCTGCTTTGTGATACCTCGTGTCTGTATGCGCGTCGCCAATATCATACTTCTCGGACAGCTCAAACCATTTTCCTACAAAAAGATTTCCATCTGTATCGTAAGTTGGCTGCGGAGTGTAAATCTGAATAACTTGACCAATATCAGAAGCAGAAGCAAAATCTATAAGAGAAGGATCAAGGTTTTCAACAGTAATGACCTGATTAGTTTGGTCGTATCCCATAACCTCAAGTTCAAAATAAGCATCAAGGTACGGTGAGTCTGACGGAGTAGGGTCAGATACGTTGCTTGTCCTTTTTCTATAAAACCTACACTTATCTCCTACGTTTATCTGAGAGTTTATACTCGCGCCCTCATAAGTGTTCTGATAGTTATTTGAAACAAGTGGATCACTTTGAAGTCTCAACCCTATACGACCATCGCTTGCCTGAGCAATAGAAACCACCGTTTCTTCCCTAAAAGAAGCTGTATCAACCGATTGTCTCCTAACGATCCTGTAATATGATGCGTCAATAGGAGGTATGTGATTAATCGTTATTTGAGCCTCGATAACATACGGATTGTTTACGTCTGTAAATCCGGCCCTGCCCGTAGCCGCATCAGCCTCAGAAGGGAATGGAACATACATTTGAAGGTCTGCACTTGTCCATACACCAAACGCCCGACCCGCGCCGTCGTAATACTGAATTCCGTAATCATACCTCGCACCCTTAATATGATCCTCCTCGGCCATTGTTCTGCGCGTAACAGGGACTAAAAAAGTATATAAAGAACCACCATCAGGCCACGTCGCAGAATAAAGTAAAACAGAACCGCCAGACAATGTTGCTGTTCCTACTGATATACCCATCTGATCGCAAAAATCATCACCCATCACCTGCATGATGTATAAAGCCTGATCTTCCGGTAATGTTTGCTGCAAAGCAATATCAATATCCTCCTGAGTAACAGTGTAATATCTTGGAACACCATTAATATCCGTAAAACTGTATTGCTGCCCCGCTTGAAATTGAAAAAACGAGGTTTCCCAATCTACAAAAAACCTAAAGTTATTTGGAGTAGAGTTAAAATCCCCCTCCATTGCATAGTTACGCGGAAGCCACAATCTCTCGTTGTAGACAGGTTCTATACTAACATCCATAACCTCCTGATCCCACCCCTCCCTATATCCAACAAAAGCAATCTCTTTGTTAGGAAGCAAAACCATTGTGTTGGCAATCTTAGGAACAAAATCTTGGTTCCTTAAATTAAGAGGAAGGCTTATGGCCGCTGAATTTCCGTAATAGTCAAAAGTATAAGTCGTGTTGTCAGCAAGACCTAAAATATCCTTATCAATCTGCTCAAAAACCCCAAATTGAGAACCATTAATAGATACCGCTACATTGATCTTCCTTACCGTGGCTGGCCCCGTCTCAACGGTTATATGAAGTCCATTGTCCTGTTGTGAACTCGCTACATTAGTTCCCGATACAAGTTCAGACAAACTCGGAGTAACAAGTCTCGAATAACCCGAATAAGCCGCCTCCTGATTATTAAAATAAATCGGAGTAGCTCTAAACCTCAAAAGTTTTGACCTTAGCTTATTGTCTCCCTTGGTCAAGTCGGTAAAATACTCTACCGTTGGGCCTGACCAAAACGGCCACTTAATAAACTGTACGTCCTGCAAAGTAAGCGGAGAAGGGTAGTCCCCTGCTTCCATCTTGTCAATATCTATAAGAAACGGCTCATTAAACTCAGGCACACCAGTAATTCCATCGTAATCATAAGCATCACCATAAGCGTCAGCCCACCCCATCAAACTGTTTAAACCAACTACAATATGGTTAATCTTCTTCCCTCTCTGGAAATTATATATCGGATCAGCGCTAATAAGTACATGGGTCTCTATCTGTACATAGTATCTCCAAATCTCATGAATACCGGAATATTTGTAAACAAGATACATCACCGAATTCCCTTCCACCCATCCAATCGCACCGATGACCTCATCGACCGTCTCTAAATCCTCATTCTCAACCACAAGAACATCGCCTTGCGCAGTAACTATACAGAAACCATGTTTGACATTCTCCCCCAAACGGGCATACCACAACTCTCTGTACCACCCTTGAGGAAAACTCCTTGGGTCGTCGTCAGAGTTCGCGCCGTATGCAGGTATGATCTCGTGTTCGTACATAGTTTTATCCCCAACCTCTTACAGTGTCTAAAATATCGTCTATCTTCGGGCATTTGACTGTTGTCTTTGCCATTCTAAAGTCTTCCCAATAATCATTGTCGTACTTCATGACAAGACGCTCATATCTCGAAAAAGCATTCGTATTCATGTCTGCGGCCCCGCCCATCTTCATCTCGTAATAACGGGCCATCATATAAAGCCTCAGCGAATTAACATACCCCGCGTGTACAACCGCGTCGCCATCATGACCCGCAGCCTCAAGCCACTCCATATACAACCTTCCGTTAGTGGGCGGTGGATTAAAAACGATCCTGCCGTCAACATACCTGTAATAATTTGTATTGTACGGTATGCTTGAACGAAAAGGAGGAAAACCCGACGCTATCGGGTAAAATAAAGGGTTGTCAGTATCATTAAACGGATCACAATCAAACTCAATTGAATCAGGTAAAGCAAGGTTAGGGTCAACACTCAAAGAATAAGTGTGGTTTCCTACCTTAACCCCAACTCTTAATACACGAACAACCTGCGGAGGAACCTGTACAACACCTTGGGTTTCCTCAAGATTCCACCATCTACTAATTACCCTACCGTAGTTCTGGTGAGGCGCTACATTAGTCATCCAATCTATACCGATCTGCTCCATCTTCGCAAGTTCGTGCGGCGGAGCAGCCCCGTCATAAATGTTGAACAAGGCATTGGCCGCAACCCACTTGATAGTTTTTACAGGTATTATCGTCATCCGGCGTCAACCTTTGAATCGTTAAGTATCTCTTGAACCTGATCCTTCCTGCTTCTGAAAATATTCAACGTAGCCTGAATCAAGTAAGACTCAGAACCCGGAAGCAGAAGCAAGTCGCTATCCTCCATCTCTTGAACATTAGGGATATACGAAGCAATCAATGTCCCAACAGGTTTTTGACTAAACTTGAGTCTATTATTTAACTCAAGAACAGCAAAATCTCCACCCGAAGGGTTAAGAACAGCAAGAACACCGTTAAGTGATGGAGTTCTTAATGAGTATTGTTTAACCTTGTCGTCGTATATATACGCAAATCCATACACGCCAGACAGCGGCATTGGACTCAGTGAAGCAACGTAATAATTACCGCTTAGAGCATACGTGAGTTCCCTCGGAATAGCCATAGCGTTCCGCACCGCCGGATTTTTCATGCAAATCTCGTCCAGCACCACGTTTAAAATACGTGATATGACTGGTATCGGATACTTTTGCCATAAGTCAGCACTCACCTTACCCGACGCCAATTCGATCTGAATAATATTGCAGCAGTCGATCTTGGTTAGCACAGGCTATTGGATTAAGATACTGTACCCTGTGGATAAGCTACTGTAATTACCGCGTTTGCGCCAATTTCGTCGTCTGTGATCACAAAATCACTCGCGTCTTCCTCAGACAACCCCGTTACTACAACCGTGTTAGGATTAATAATCCCTACAATCGTAATAGGATCGGTAGTTGACAAGAATCCTCCACTCAATCTGTTGTTGATCTTGATGGTGTCGGAAACATAGCACACTGTGTTGTTAACAAACGTGATTATCGCGTTTTCTTCACCAGACTGTCTGCCTACATTAGAAATAGATGATGTAATAGTTGCCATTTTTGTTATTGTGGTTTGTTTGTTTGTACTACAAATGAAGACCGAATATTAATCGCAGCCTTCTCTAAAATTCTGGTTGCTAAGATAGGTAAAACATCAGGTCGCCACTCAAATTCTTTTGAAGTTGACGGACTTCCATCGGTATGAAAACTACCCGGCGGCAAGTACACAGGCTCACCGCCGATCTCCTCATAATCGTAATTAACCGACTCAGGCATACGAAGGTATGTAAGAGATACAGGATTGGTAAGTTTTGGAACGATAAGCAAAGCGCCGCTCTCTATCACGGCATACGCAGGAGTCTCCTTTGGATTCTCATTGGGATTCATCATCGGCATATTCATGGCCCCGCCGAAAAAGTCCTGCGGAGTGAATATGATCTGTTTGTACTTCGCCGTAGACGAACACCCAACGTTTAACCATTGAAGGTAATTTGCCCTCGCAGGATACGCGCAATCGTCAGGAAATTCTACCTTGCCATAACTATTAGGATATAATGGAGGATTGACATCATCCCCCGCAGTCTTTGTAAATGGAATAAGGTTAGAAGACACTTCCCTATTTACCTCAAAAAGATTAACCTCGTCATTAAAATACTCTACCTGAATTTCGTTGGCAAGAAGGGTGTATTCCTCCGGTGAGATATATTTTCCCATAAGGTCTTTCCCAAGTACGTAGTTTACATAATTGAGAATATCACCGTTATTTCGGAATTCGTTTGCCATTACAGTTTAGAAATCTCTATGATTAACGTTGTTTCAGAAAGCACCCCGTTTGCCGCCGCTCCCGATGAAGTTGTAGTCATGGTTATAGTATCCGTGTCAGTACGAACAGCGTTAAACGTTCCAAGAGAAGCAATATAGTTGTTCCCCGCCAAAATAAGAGTCTTACTCGCCGTGAATTGACCCGTCATTGTAAGGGTATATATCCCTGTTGCCGTGTAACCGCCAGTAGGTGTTTCGTCTGTATCGTTTCTCAATACGGTAAATGTTGGAGCAGATGTTCCACTTTGTGTGGCCAGAAGTTTAATAACCTTCGTATCATTGTCGTAAACAGTCCAAACAGCGTCGCCAGAAACATCATCCGATGTATGCTGATACTCTACTCCTGTGTTATAGTTTTGAAGCACAACGCCTATCGGATAACCCGCCTCCTCAGTCATAGACTCATCAGGCACTCCGTTGTAAATCTTGTAGCACTTCGATACAGCAAGTTCCAAGTCTGTTATCGCCGTGGCCGTATCAGCATCTACGTTCTCAATTCTAATAAGAACCGTATCATCACAACAGTTACAGTCGCAATCAGAATCAGAAAGCGCAGCAGAAATAGCGGCAAGCGCCGTTCTGTAATCTGCCATGTTCCCGCACCTCAAATACTCTTTTGCAAGATCGTAATTAGTGAGAACAATGAGTAGGTTTCCTAAATTTGCTGAAACACCCGTTTTATTAATATCTGCTACAACATTAGTTAAAAGATTCTTTATACAAGCAGTCATTCCACAAAGAGTTCCCGCGCAAGTAACCTGCTCAGAAATTGTCTTTGTAAGAGTATATGATATTACGGCCCCGTCGGTTTGAGTGTACTCAATACTCGATGTCAACCTAACATACCACTCACCAGTATATAACTGTGTTAGCGTCTTTGAAATCGGAGAATCCTGAGTTGTAACAGAATCCGATGTTGAATAAGGTATAATCGTCCAAGACGGATGAATAATGCGAAGCGTAGTAGTTACAAGCGTCTGCTCACCGTAATTCGTATTGTCGTACCCTGTGAACGTTCCGTATGTCGTAGAATCACAATCAAACGAAGCCATCGGATCAAGAGTCACGAGCGTACACCCTCTATACGTATGGGTTAGAGTTCCGCTATCATGGGTTACATCAAAAGAGATTGTCGCTCCCGTCGGACTCTCATCGGTAAGAGTATTGCTTACAATTATTTCTAAATCTAAAGATACATCCCCCGTTACAGAGGTGATGGTCTTTGTTCCTGCGTTTGGCCCTGTCGGTATTGTCACCTGATCCCCCGCCAGAAAGAAATCCGCCAACTCGCCGTAACCATCCATGTTGATGGTGTCGGGAGCCACGATTGTAGAAATATCAAGCCCCGTAGCTTCTAAATGAAAAGACACGCTTCCAGTCCATGTCCCATTCACAATGTTTCCTGCGGAATCAGTAGGGAGGTTGTACCACGAAGATACAACCGCCCCAGATTCAAGGTCTATAAGTGGATCAATAGCAGTAATGTGCTGTTGATTGATCGACCCGTTGAAATAAATGGTTCCAAACAATTTTCCTCCATACGCCGTAACGTCGATACCATATTCCGCTAAGATGTCTGTATCTAATTCTACACGGTAACGGTTGTTATCGTAATCAAAATGTATATGCTGGGTTGTTTGTACCATTTTCTTATCTTATTTCCAACGTGAACGTAACTTTTTCAGTAATTCTGTATTTATTGACAAATGATCCTCAAGGGCAATTCTCTGGTCGGATACTCCCTCTACAAATTTGTAGAAAATCGTCTTGTTATATACGGTAGGATCGCCCTCTCCGTCAACTGGCTTCTGATACCATCCAGCTTTCGGAAAGTCATCGTTTACCTGCTCAGGATTTACAATCTTAATCTTCTCGCCGTCAATCCATTTCTGAATCTCCTCCGCTAAGATAAGACCGCTTTCACCTAAGTCAGATGGCTTATTTACAGATTTTTTTAATCCTGTTTTCAAGTCATTGTAAATCGCTTTCTGATCCTCGTCGGCAGACTTCAAGTAATAGAACAGCGTGTTAAAGTCTGTGTCAGAGTTATTGGATACACGAAGGTGTAACCCTGTGAGTATTCTCGCAAGGTCTGAACCGCTAAAGGCAGAAAGCTCTTGAGCAAGCATAGCGTCACTCTTAATAGATGAAGCCTGTTTAGCTTGTGCCTTCTCCTCAATATAAAACGAATATTTCCCGTTCTCTTTCTTATTCGGACTTTCGCCATTGGTGAACTCCGGGCAATAGAAATAAAGGAAATAAAGCAGATCAAGGTCGGCAGGGTTGTTCAGAAACTTGTTGTGTTGAAGCGTTTGAGTATTGCCTGAATTAAAAGCAAACTCAACTTTCTTACCCGACAAGTCCCCCAAAACAGGCTGAGGCGGCTGAATAGCGTACTCATATCTTCGTGAACGGCCATCTTCACCTACAATGTCATAACTGAGTTGAACACCCTCTGGCTGAGGAGGAGCTAAATACTCCTTCATGTTTGAGATGTTAGGGTCAATCTCCGATTTGTGCATTGACTTCATTACCTTAAACATGAACGCATCGTTTACGTGAATAATCACTGGCTTCGGATTCTCAGCAAAGAACGAAGGAAACTGCTCCTTCAATACTTTCATTTTTTCCGGTTCACGTTCCATTTTCTTGTCGTAGTTTCTGTCTGCGTACATCTAAAAAAATTTTAAGTTAATATTCATTTTAATTTAAAAAAAGGGCGGCGGATTTTTATCACCGCCCCTTTTTATATTTCAGTTCTTCTCTTAGTAGATTCTACCAAAAGCGTTCATCATAACGAAACGGTACGAGAAATCGCAGAGGTAGTCAACCGCGTAGTGGTCAACACCGTCATTGGCTCCCGGACTCATCAAACCGCGTGAACGCATATACATCCAACGGTCTGTGTAGCCTGTGTTCTTCAAAAGAGTCACATACTTCGAGTCAACCGCTTTACCGTTATCCAAGGTAACAGACGTGCTACCAACAGGGATGAAGTAAACGAGGTTCTGGAAGTTTGATGTGCTTGAATCAACGTTAAACGTTGTTGGGTTATTCAAGAAGTTCAACTCTTTCTTAGCGAAGTTGATGCCGTTCACATACACTGTATTCCAAGTGTATACACCGCGAAGCTGCTCGTGGTTTTGAGCAGAACCAAAGAAGTGCGCTGCAAACACTTTGTCCATCGCTGGGTTCATAGAGTTTGCTTGCTGTGCAGTATAGATAGCGTCAAACTCTACTGAGCGTTTGTTAGGCATCAAGAGTTCGTAGAACTCACCTGCGCCCTGAGCCTTGATGTTCGCCGTCGCTGTAAGCATATTCGCCGCAGAAAGGGCTGTTGAACCAATGTTCAAGTTCCATCCTCTTTGTTGAATAGTCTTATCCAAACCTTGTGCGGTTTGAAGCGAAATAGACAAGTTAGCTTGCGCTGAGATAGTCGCCTGACCAAACATATAACCACCGAACATATTGCGAAGAATTCGCGCCTCGGTGTCCATTGTTTGTACAGTATTCCATCCTGACAGAGTTTTACCGTCTCCAAGCATCGCTGGCTTGAGTTCAAGGTTCATTGCTGTACCTGACAAATCTTGGTAATCTCTCATGATTTGGAGTTGCCAAGCGTATGCAGTAGTACCGCGTACAACCTGATCTGGCGCACTTGAACGCTCCTTCTCAGAGCGAGAGATATAGGTCAGGTTACGTCCTGATGGAATCGCTGTTGAATAAGAGGCTGTGTTGATTGGACGAAGCGTTACAACAGGAGGGTTTGCCGTTGACTTGCTATCAACTTGGTAAACTACCTGCGTTACTGAGTCCATCAAAATATCCCCTACACGAACGGCGGAAGTGCCGTCAGCGTTTACAAGCGACGCGGCAAGCGGCCCTGTTTGAATATTTTGTCCACCCGCAACCGTAAACAATGCTCCCGCTTGGAAGTATGTGGTTGGGCGGTCAAGTTCGTAGTGAACCCCTGTAATGTTTCCTACGCTCTCTGATGGAGATTGCGCAAGCAAAAGGTTCATTTCCTTGATGTCAATTTGGTCGTAGGGCTGATACAATTTTGTAGCCCACAGTGGTTTCGCCAAGTCCAGAGTCGATATAAGATAGTCTGAACTGACATTAAATGCTGCTGGTGTCATTTCTTTTTTACGTTTTTAATTAGTTTGGAATATTCCACGCTTTGTTAACCCTGTTCTGAATATCGCTAACTGGCTGGTCGCCGCTGGATTTACCCCCACGGTCGATTACTCTTGGCTGTCCGTTGAACTGTGTTTTCTCCACAGATTCCTGTCCGGCAGTAAACGCTTTGCTCCAAACACTCTTTTCGAGTTCTCCGGTCTCAAGCATTTTCACCAATACGTAAGCCTCTACGTCAGCACGGAAAGCCTCTTTGCCCTCCTTGGTTTTCAGATCATGAGATGCCGCAAAGTCTTTGAGGGTTACTTCGGGTATTGACTTCAAAATGTCCTTTGGGGCATCCAAAGAAACTTCTACATCACCGATTTTGCGAGTTACCTGCGTTAGACCAAGATTGCTTATCTCGGACTTAATCTCCGGTAATTTTGCCTCTAAACTTTTGACAGCGGCTTCGCGTGTCTTCTGCAAATTTTCAAAAGGATTTTGGTAATTTCCAAATTTTTCTCGATATTTTTCAATCTTTTCTACCGAATCCATTGAATCCATTACGAAATCTTTCCACTCAGGAGACTCTTTATAGTTCTCGTCCTCAAAGTTCACCCCCGCCTTTTCCGCCTCTCTCTTAACTTTTCCTACAAGATCATCTAAACTAAAGTCCTTCAACCTGTTAGGGTTGTCTGTTGCCCGCGCCACAGCAATAGCCTTGAGCGGGTCTTTCTTTATATCTTCAAGATCGGACAAAACAATAGCGTCCGCAAGCTCCTCGCCCCTTCTGCCTGTAATGCCTGTTAATTTCTTGAACTGATTAATCTTCACGTCTCTTTCCTCAGCAAACGGATTCTCTACCTGATTCCAAAAAGATTCTTTAGCCTTAATGGTATCTACCGTTTTTTTATACCCCTTCAATTCTTCAAGGGTTTTTGCTGCGTCCTCCTCGGTATCTACCTCAAGGAATTTTTTAAACCATGCGTCAGTTGACGGTGGGGTAACGGGTGGTTCGCCGTTTGCTGGAGGTGCATCTGTATTTGGTTGATTGGATGGCTGTTCACTATTTGCGGGTGGCTCATCATTACCGCCCATCAAACTTTTTAAAGTTTCGGTGTACTGACTCCTTGCCTCCTCAAGCGTAATGTCGCCTCCTACGCGGGCCATTAATCCCATAGGAATTTCATGCGTTTCTCCGTTGAATTCTATTTTATTGTCGCTCATCTATATAATTTTAGTTTAACTTATTGGATTCTTAATATCTTTTCCTGTTATAGCCTCTCCTGCAATTTCGGCCTGTATTTGAGCCATCTCCATCTCTCCTTTCTGCTGAATCTCAATACTTGGAGTCTGTTTGTCAAGAAGTAACAATCTTTCTTTTTGCATGGTCTCAAGTTGGATTTTCAACTTCAACGTTTCTTGTTTTGAAGTTTCCGCAGCAACAGTGGCGTCAGAGTTCGCTTTGGCTTGCTGCTGTATAGCCGCCGATTGACGCTCGTTGTATTCCTTCAATCTCTCATCAATAACCATAGCAGCATACATCTCAGCAAGTTCTGTTTGGTCGCTGTCAATAAGCCTGTAACAATACATAAGATCAGACTCGGTGAGTTTAACAAGGCCGTCACGAGTCCCCGCCCGTGCTGTTTCAGTAAGCATCATTTTGAGTTGCTGCTTCTGAATTGTTGTAGGAAGTGGTTTTAATGTAAACGCAAGTTCTTCCATGCTGAGTTTCTTAACCTCAAGCATAGCGTTCATCTTCTCAGAACCAGTAACCCCCTCGTAATACTTTCTCGACCCTTTATCATCAAGCCATATATCAAGCCTGATCTGATTGAGCGAAACAACAGAAGCCTTTTCTACGTATTCTTGAAAAGCCTTTTTAATAGGCCAAAGCGCGTGGTTAGCACTGATAAGTTCTATCTCCCCAATGCCAACAGCTTTTTCTTCGCCTTGGTGTGGAGTAGCGGTCAATATTTGTGGAATACCCGTAAGCTGCAAAATCTGATTCTGCAACATAACTATCTGATTGGCGTACTGCTCAATATTCTTTGGCCCGTTGTCAATAGGAATAATAGGCTTGTCAACTATTGCGCGACCGTTCTTAAACTGAGTCTGACCAAACAGCACCCCGCTTTGACGATATGCCGCCACAAGCTGCTGAACAAACTCTTGCTGATCTGCCGGATTCATAGCAAGGTTGGCGATAGCCGAAAGGTCTGCGTAAAATCCAGAAGGAGCTGCCGCCCACATCTCACCCCTCATCTTAACAACAGCCTTCATGATGTCGTCCAAAGTACCGATACTTCTTTCTACAATTGAAGCCCCCGGAACCTGAACATAGAAATACGACGTTGTGCCATCACTATTAGGCGCTTCATCCCATTTGCATAGGAACTGAGTGCCAAGAATATACACGCCCTCATAAACAGTTGTTTTTACGTGCTTAGAGTCATACTTTCTATTGGCCTCCTCAAGAAGACTTAACTTACCTTCCTCGTCACGCGCATAGCGCAATTCATTTTGTGTAACGTAATCAAACTCTAATACGTCGACTTCAAGCTGCTCCCACTTCCACCTATTGGTCATAGGGTCTTTCTCATACCAAACGTTTGACGGCCAGTTTAAGGATTGCGACTTGTTCTCGTAGTTAGACCTCGCCACCTTCACGATCTCCTCGTGACTATACCCCATTTGCTGCATCATCTTCTTTACAGCAAACATTTGCATTGTAGATAAATGCCCTACAAAACTTGGATTCCTACCCTGTCTTTCATCACTCCATTGAACAACAAATCTCGCGGGGTCAATATATTTTATCTTGGTAGCGCCCGTGTCATAGTCGCAATATTTCTTACCCGCCGCAAATCCAAGGGTACAGAGGTCTCTAACTACTTGGATGTTCCATTGGTCAAAAAGAGAAATATTGAAAGTCTGTTTAACAACATCTTCAAACCCCGACTCAAAGAGCATACGGAAAAACCCGTTTTTCAACATCAATTGAAGTTGTGGCTCCGTCTTTGGCTCAAAATAATTAACGCTTAAATCTATTCCAAGTTCATTGGCAAGAGGTCTACCGAACGTTGATCTGTAATATTGCGCCCAAGCCATACTCTCCCTTTCAGCCGTATGCGCCGGATTAACAGAATTACACTCTACCTTGTATCTTGATTCGTTAATAACTATTGATTCAATAGTATTAAGAAATGTAGGCATTGGGTTCACGGGCGTGTAATCCATCGGAGAAAACGTCCGCGCACCGCGCACAAGGTCTCCACCACCTCTTGCAAGAGGATTAAAAGTGTCAACACCATTAACGTCTATCCTTGGCGGGATGGCCGCTGGATTAGCAAGCGTACCACTGCCTATTGCGCCAACATACCATGAACGAAGTGCCGTCATATCCTGACGACCTGCCGCATAAGCCCTAAACCTTGAAAACGCCGTGTAATCAACAGCACCAAAAAGAGTTGACGATTGTAAAAGACAGGAGTATATGCTGATAGCCACCTGTTGACCGTATTCCTTAGTCTTCTTCTTTGATCTCGGCTCGTCGTCCGATGGAAAGATATTTATGCCCGTTATTGGTGGTAGCAGCATTTTACGTCCTTAATTGATAAACAGTTTACGGGTTTTCCATCTTTCTGAAAAGTCCAATAAATAGACTCATTCCTAAAAGAAATCTGATCACCCTCATTCAACCTTCCAAACTCAAGCCCCTCCGGCTTTTTTATCAAAACTTCTTGCTCATGACACCGCTTACCTACCCGCGTTACAACACCTAAAATATCTCCTTGCTCAAGCAAAAAAATATCGCTTTTGGGCTTTGTTTCTACGAATACATAAAAGTCCGCAGGTATCATGAGATTAAAATTTGATTAAATTTGCAGCAAACATACAAACTTTTTTTAATGAACGCAAAGGATTTTGTTTCATGTAAATACGATATTCACCTTATACAAAAAGATCAACTGTGTGTTGATAGATACCCTGATCTTGGGTTGTTTAGAGAAATATTCATGAAAAAAGACCTTCCCAAAGGTCTCGATCCTGATTTTGTCTTAAGGTTCTTGATCCTAACATATACCCCGTCTTCCCCGTTTGTTAAAGAAAGAACGTCTGACCTGCCAACAAGAAAAACCAAAGTTTTAGAGTTTCTCGGAATTACCAAACAAGATCAAGTCACCAAAGAAATCGAACAACTTGCAATGCTTAGTCATATAGGTATAGCGCACAGATGGGTGACGTTTCTCAGAATACAAGCTAATCAAGACTGGATTTATCTTGTGCAATCCCAAGAACGTTACTTCAACCTTATTGCAGAGGTAAACAAACTAAACACTAAGGGGGAAGGAAATGTCGTCGATCCGCTTGACGAGGTGAGAAAAACAGAAGCGGTATCAAAACTTAGACACGAAATCACAAAATCCATGAACGATTTTATGGCCGGAGAAAGATCAAAAATTCTTGAAGAAATAGTATCGTTCTCGCTTATGAGTGATTCATTCAATATCATGCCCGAAAACTACATCCGCGTATGGGCTGAAACAAACAAATTACCGTATGATCTTTCAAGAACAGGACTCTGATTACACATACGAAAAACACGATGATGTTGCCGTATTTCACGACAACGACGATGTGTTAGATCGTTACGAAATACCGCTGCCTAAATTAGAAGAGTTTTTTTCTAAACACCTTGAAAGAGAAGTTTCTTATGATGAAGCTATAACCCTAATAGATGGATATGGGCTGCCAAAATCTGAGCAGTATTTCAGATATGTGGAGATACCTGAGTCACTTGAAAAAATATACTCTACGGTAGCAAGAAAAAAGGGTATTCTGCCAAAGGATATTAAACACGAAATGCTCTATGATGAAATCAGAGAAAATAGAGATGAGTACAAAGAAGCAGAACTCTTCATTCAAAGAGAAATATTCAGAAAATTAAACGGATACTGGTTCTTCAATAACGGGAAACCTACATACGTTACAGGATGGCACTACTACTTTCTTAATTATTGCAAACTGTCAAACTCAGGAGAAAACAAGGATAGACCGTATTACAGGGACAAGCAGCGTAGAATGGCTATATTCTACAAATACGCATATTCATACGACAAAGAAAGATATAACTATTGGGTTTCGTATATGCACGAAGGAAAGGAAGGTATAAAACCTTTCAATGAACCAAGGGCGGCGCAAGCATTTGTCGATGATCTAAGGAAAAACGGCGGCAGGGCTTATCTTGATAAATATTACCAAGAAATCCCCGCAAAAAGAAGGACGGTTCATGGTATCACTCAACCAAAAACACGACGCGAAGGGTACACGGTTTTCATTTGCTGTATTCTGTACTGCATAATTACGGAGCGCCCGCAAATGAACGCTTGGATTCAGGCTCTAACAGAAGACGACTCAGTTGATAAGGTGTTTAGGAAAATCATCGTGGAGATGGTTTATAGGATGCCGTTCTGGTTCGTTCCATTCCATGATAACGACAAACAGGTAAAACCAGCCAACGAATATAATTTCACATACCCCACAAGGCTTCAAATGCTGGAAACCAGCGGCGAAATACCTCAGTCTCTTGGATCAACCATTAAGCCATTTAGTTCGGCTTTTAGAAAGATAGACGGTACAAGAGCAGGGGTAATATATCGTGATGAGTGCGGTAAAATGACCGATACAGGCAAGTTTTCAGATATAGAAGTGTGGTGGTCGAATGTAGCGAGAAGAACACTTGAGTTCGGTCAAAGACTTGTTGGTTTTGCTATGCTCGGTTCTACCGTTGGTGAAATGAGCGGAGGCGGAGGACAAGCATATAAGAGACTATGTGATATGAGTCACTTTAGATCGCTCACAAACAACGGAACAACCGTGTCAGGATTATGGAACCTGTTCTTTCCAGCCTATGACGGTATGCAGGGGTTTATAGATAAACACGGGATGTCTGTAATAGACGACCCTCCAATACCAATCGTCGGTCAAGATGGAGAAATAATTACCAAAGGAGCTAAAACACACCTTAAAAATATTCGAGACGGATACCTTCGTGATGAAAATATAACTGCCTACATCAATGAAATAAGGGAGATGCCTTGGACGTGGAGTGAAGCGTGGACGCCTTCTACTGGTGACTCAGGAATGAACATCATGGAAATGCGCGAGCAATACTCAAAATTAGCATTTGAAAAATACGGAAAAACATACGATACATACAGACTCGAATGGGTAGATGATGTAAAGTTTGGATACGTAGAGCTCATCGCAGATAAAGACGGGAAATGGATATTTTCTACCGCATTTTTGGAACGTTGGCAAAACCAATGGATGAACAAAAAAACATTCGACCACTATGCCGACGTATGGAAACCCGCCCTGTCTGTATCCAATAGATTATTCATGGGAGTTGACCCATTTAGATATAACGATAAAAACACAACAGGATCATCGAAGAAATCCAAAGGAGCAATAGCTATTTACTATCCATACGACGAAGTTTTAGACGCGGGTAAAAAAGGAATGGATCAAATTAGTGAAGATTTTGTTGCTGTTTATAACGCCAGACCTAAAAATAAGTCCTTATTCTCAGAAGAAGTAGTCAAGGCTGCTATTCTATTCGGTTGTCATATCAACTACGAACGAAACGAAATCGCCGTGCTTGAGCAAATCCAAGAATGGAAATACGACGGTTATGTGATGGCTGGACTTGGCAACAAAGGGGAAATCAAAGATGTACAAGGGCAAGAAGCAAACACGATTTCTAAACAAAGGATGTTTGCTAACATGGATGAGTTTTTTGATCGTAACGCCAACAGGGTAAAACTTCCACAAGTCCTTGACGCTTGGATGAAAATTCCCGATCCAGCATCGCTAACAGATCATGACTTATGTGCCGCTACCGGATGGGCGCTCGACGCAATACGGAATCCTACACCCGAAGAACAAACCACGGAAGGATATAGGACTCCGCTTGTATTAAATCAATCTTTTGCGTCGTAGGCACATATTTCACGGGTGTTTACAGCGAATAGTTCATACCCATCCACAAGTTTATTTGATAAAGGAACCGCAAAACTGTTAGGCGGAAACATGACTATATCACCAACATTCACCTCAGTTACATGGATCAGCTCGTTATAACCCCACTCAGGATAAGATACAGGTGCAGCAACAACAACAAGCCTCTCCTTGTCTAAGTTACTTCTGTCAAACTCCTTCATTCTGCCCGATACCGCGTCCACAACTTCTTTCTCATAATTCTCTTGCGGGAGATAAATAATAGATGAAAACAATCCTTCTTTCTTAGGGTGGTATCCAGCGCAAAAGCCATTTAACCCAACCATGTCTCCATCCCTTTCCCTCAATATCAACTCCCTGTAATCCATAGCAATATACTCCTTGACTTCATCCTTTACTTCAATATACTTTGGTGAGGTGACATCTTTAGTGATATTGATAACGTCAAATCCAAAATAAACAGTATCGCCTATCTTTATATCGTATGTCGTACCAAAACGCATCATACCCGAAGTCTCGGCTTTGAACTCCTTATTGATCGGTTCCTTTACAACCTTACCCTTGTGGGTAGCAAACTGAACCCTCGCGTTACCATTGTCGATGATCTTTAGGCCGCCAACTTCGTCACGAAAGACTTTTTCAATCTCCACGATAACATCGTGAAGCGGCACTAAAGACTCGAATTCTTCTTTTGAATAAATCATCCAATAAGATTTGATTTTTCCTTAGCTTCATACACGCCGTCGGTAATTAAAAACTCAAAAATCGCTTGAGCATCATTAATCACAGAGGCAGCGGTAGCGCCTTGGCTTCTGATTTGGGAAGCGTAGTTAAAAGCCTGTAACCTTTGGTTGCGAATAAAGTTTAGGTCGCCCTCGACGACGGACATAGTCGCTTGGGCGTTCTTCAATTCGTCGTAAAATTTCTGCCTTTTTTGCAGCGCGTCTTTTAGCTGCTCTACCGCGTGCGAGTTTCTCAATGTAGATTCTTTCATGTTTACTTTTTTTGAATTTTAAAACTTCTATATATTGCTTACAAAGATCAACGTATTTGTAAGGTATCGTACGGTCTCTATTGACCAATCTCTTAATAATGTATTCCCGTTTTTCCTCATCAGGCTCAACCCTTTCAACACCCGGAAAAACCATCGCATAATCAAAAGATTTTAAATAAATTTCTTTATCCACCCTCTCGTGATACAGGTTGTAAACAGCGATTGACTGCATTATCCTTCGCTTATACGCCCCTTTTACAATATCTCTTGGCAGATCGGGATTATCCATGTGCATCTGCTCTTTCTTTAAGATCATATCCCGAACCCGTCTAACATCATCAAAACTTATTGTTGCTATTGCCCTCAAAACCTTTTCACCGGACTTTGTAACGTACTTGTCTCTCACGTTAAACGTATTGACAATCTTGTCTATCCTGTGGTGAAGTTTTAAGGATAGTTCAAGAACTTCTATCGCGGATTTATATACTCTAATATCAGGCATGAAGTATATATGGTTTGGTAAACAAATAGTCAACGTAGGAGAAATCCTTTTCTATCGGTTTTCTCACATACAAGTGAATGGGGTTCGTTATCGGTAAAAGCTCAAACATATAAAGCAGTGATGTGGATACAGAATGAATCTCCGTCGCCGCAAGCATAACCGCCGCCCAATCAAACAAACTAAATCCTTCTATGAACCTCATCTCAATAACCTTTCCTTGAGGAATAGCTATGTCGGCCTTTCTCCTTCCGTCACCTCCAAAATTACAGTTAACAAACGTAAAGGGTTCAGCTTTATCAGCCCCAACGATATTCATTAATTCCGCTTCCTTCTTTTGGTCGCGCTTCCACATCGCGTGTTCTTTCCAGTTCGACCAAGGAAGGCCATACATTGCGTGTTTTGTCCACATAACGTCTTTGTACTGTTTCTCCATAACCGTATCGCTCCACCTGATCGGGCATATCTCGTAGCCGTCAATGGTGATCATCTCCTTTATTCCAAAGTAGTACGGGTCAACCTTAGACTTTCTGCAAAAGTTTATGTCAGGATACGCCCGTCTTAATCCTTCGTACATACTGTCGTTTACAGGCCACAATATCTCCCTTCCCTGAAACATAAAGAATCGGGCAATGTTTTGGCAGAAAATAACGTCGCCAATTCCAAAACTTTGCAGTATCAATACGATTGGTTTATACTCTTTCATAGCTTCTCTGCTATTACGTAAAACGAATGATTGAGGTCAGCTCCAGTAGCCATAACATTTATACAGCCGATGCCAAGCAAGAAATCTTGAATCTCATCCCCTTTGAGGTTGTGAATGTGTTTTCTATTATTGCCTACCCTCCAATAACGCTGATAGTAGTGAGGTAAATAAAGAAATAAAACGCCGCCAGATTTTAAGCGAGAAACCCAATGCTCTAAAGCATCATCCCACCTTGGGAGATGTTCTAAACAATGGCTGCTGAATATGTAGTCAACTTCACCAACGGGCAGATTCATCGCGTCATGATCAGGGTCAAGTAACGGGTCTATGCCTATCGCGTCTGGCAGTTTCCATTCAAGCCTATTACACCCGATGTCATATCCGGTTCCCTTGCAGAACTCTTTAGCAAACGGAAAGGCGAACCTTGCCGCAAAGCCCTCTGACTGATATTTAGGATATAAATCTCCCTTAAATTCTATTACTTCTATTGGCATAAGTGTTTTTTATCTTTAGTTACGCAGCTTTTACCATGAAATCCAAACTGACCGTCATACACGTTGTTTGGATATTTTTGACCATAAGCCTCAATTGAAAACCGAGAAGCAAGCACAACAGGCGCAAACCTTATGTCATACACCCTTTCAAGATAAGCCCTGTAAATGTAGCCTATGTTATGATCTTCCTCGAAGTTTTTAATAAGGTGATCATTAGAAGGAACAATGCTTTCGTCGCTTGTTAGTATGTCATGAAGCCTTTTTGACCTTAGACTAAACCCTCCGTTGCCAACCATGTTGTGATCCCTAAACATCCACTGCGCACCGATAACGTCGTAATTAAACCATTCGTCATTCCACGCCTCAGCGTTTTTCACAAACCCGTCAGATTGAAATATTAAAAGGTAATCTGTTTCAACATATCTCGAAAGTTCTTTCAAAATAAACTTAGAGTATTCCCCCTTGCTTTTCAATTGAGGTATCTTAACCGCCCTTGGGTCGTCCGTCTCAAAATGAGTCAATAATTTTACCGCTCCAAACCTAATATCCTTTTCACACTCATCTGCGGCAAACTTAAATTTATCAAAGTCAACACAGTCCGCTCCAATCAATGTAACGTTTGGTAAAAACACTTTCTTAAACCCATCTCCCGTGTCCGGCAACTCATGGGTAGTATGCCCCATAGAAGAAATATGGCCAATATGCTCAATTCTGCTTTCTTTTGGCGTTACAATCGCTCTGTTGTCATCTAAAGACAATCCACAGGCCATAGCGTCCCAATTGCCCTTATCGGTCTTTAAAACGGGTTTTACATACCTTTCGTACAATCCTTTATCTAAAACAAAGTTGATCCCGCCAACGCTTCTTTTTAAGAAGCAATCCTCCCCCTCAGCAACTACCTGATGCCTGTCTGATCCATTAGCGTTTTTTGTAGTGCTATGAAAACACGATACAATATTTGACGGATAAGACTCTTTTAGCCTGACAGCCTCCTCAATACAATCGTTGGATATTACCGCGTCTGAGTCAAAGTTCATAACCACATCAAATCCTTTATCAAAGAATTGATCAAACCCCATAAGCAAGGAATGTTTTATCCCGCGTCTTACTGGCTTGTATATCACAAAATGACCGGAATTTGCAAGAATCTCTATTGTCTCAGGATTAGTCGAGCAGTCATCAATTATGACAATCTTCGTGTCACTTGGTTTTCGCGCCCGATCTATTGAGGCAAGACACTCTCTCAAATACTCAGGTCTGTTGTATGTGCAAATTATTACACCTATCATTTTACTATCAAATATTGTTTATGACTCACTCCCTTGTAATACTCTAATTCACCATGATATTCACAGGTCTTTTCGCTCATGAATTCATGAACCGCCTTTTCACACCCCGGCGTCGATCCCTGTTTGTAGTCGTCAATCAAAATTATTCCACCCTTTGACATACGAGGGAAGAAAAAGTCCAACCCGTCTTTCACGGAACTGTACATATCTACATCTATCTCTACAAAACTAAACCGAACGTTCGAGTCAAAGAATTTAAACACATCAGGCGAAAACCCTTTAAGTAGCTTAACATTTGGGTGCATAATTCTAAAGTATCCCGTCATTGCCGATGAGTCCACTCCGTCAAAATCACCCTTAACATGAAGGTCTGCGTCGGTGGCTTCGGGCAATCCTTGAAAGCTATCTATGCCTATAATGTCTCTCTGTGGGTTGAACTTCGCAAGCAACTCTACCGAACCGCCCTTATAAACTCCAAATGAAACAATATACCCATCTATCCCGTTTGTTAGGGTTGAATATTTGATAAGATTACATATCCTGTCTATTGACAGGAGCGTTTGAAGGTTTGTTAAATTCATTGTCTGCACTTTTCTATTAGCGGCCAAAGTTCAGGGGCGCGGGTTATTAGTTCTGAGTTATCTACGAACTTTGAATTAGGCCATAACTGAAACCTTGTTATTGAGTCCGAATTTTTTAAATCAACACAAGCTCCACCCATCTCATCCATTGTCATTACAGGTAGCGGAATGTTTAATGATAAAAATGACTTATGGGTGTCGTGTTCACGAGGGTACTTTGTCTCGTCTTTGTATGGACGAAAATTAACAGCATCCATTAACGCCTCTGAAACCATCTTCCCCGCGCCTATCGGCATATTGTACTTAACCGTGCCGTATCTATACCCTTCCCAATGGATCATCTTATCTACACGCACGTCATAAAAGTACAAGTCTCTTAATCCTAAATGATCTCCTTTGTAATTCACGTAGTAGTCCCACATCTTTTGGCTCATTAAATCATCGCTACCCGTCATCATGTAGTGAGTCCCAAGGTTTCTCGCTACCTCACAAGCGTCGTTTGCCTTTTTACCCATAGGAATGTTTGGTCTTTTAATGTAGATGCAGTTGTCATACATCTTCACTAAGTCCTCACAGTTGTCGTCTGGGCTTCCGGCGATCACTATCGTAGGTCGCGGAACGAGCGAGTAGTGATTATCCAAAAACGCCTTGAGTATCCCGCGCCTCTGCCAACAAAGAGTGATTATCACTATTTGATTCATACCGCAAATGTATTAAAAGTAAATTAAAAAGTCAAGAAAATATTGACTTTTTTAATTGTTTTCATTACATTTGTTCTCATGGAAAGAACGCCAAGTCATTGCCCTTGCTCTACCGAAGTCAAGTCAATCGGCGGATGCGCGTGTGACAACATGAACATAAACTCAGAATGTAAAGCACTGATGTTCGAGGAAATAAAAATAAATAGAGGTCACGGCAAGCCGAAAGAACTTAAAAACTTATCTCTTTACAGTTCGCGCCAACCCCTGAGAACAAAAGTATCGTATCGTAAAACCATTAAAAATCAAATAACATGAAAACACCAAGTATTCAAATCCACGACGCAAAGCCGTCTAAAAAAAACCCAAATGCAAAGTACATTGTAAAATCCGTTAGTAAGAATGGGGAGCCGCTACAACAGAGCGAAGCCTTAAATGATGTGAAAGCTGTTAAAACTCACATGGCTGCAATGGATAAATTATGGAACCCCATCAGTTATACGGCTTCGCTTCGCTTTTTTTCGCTTTGCTACGACCACACCAAAGAACAGAAGTTCGCCAAATCCGGCTATGCAAACCCGACAAAACAGGTGCTAAACATCAAAATGAAGTAAGGCCATGAGTGATACATATTTTGAAATAGGAGACGTAGTTTACCTTAAGGGGTTTAAACAACAAATGACAATAACGTCGCAGAGAATAACAAATTATTTTATTTGCTCTTGGTTTCATGACGGATCATTTTTAAGGTCTCAAGAATTTAACGTAAACGCATTAACAAAAGAAAAACCACAATGAGTATAACTAAAGACTTCTTGCTATTAATCGGGGCAACAACCGTTGATAAAAACGACCCAGAAGATTGGGATATGATAATTGACAAAGAATATTTTGTTTACTATCCTTTTGAAAATGCTGTGTATTTCGGCGCACACAATGAATACAGAATAACAAATCAAGAAGATTTTAAAACATTTGTAGAAATACTTAAAAGAAACAGGGAGGATAAAAAATGAACTTATTCAGCAAAAAACAAATCAGACCGCGACTGTCAATGAAGTGGTCGTTTCTCGAAGAAATGAGTCCAGAAGTAAGAGACAAATGGCTTGACGATAGAAACGGTATGGAATCGCAAATCCAAAATCTATTCGAGAAAATCCGCGAAATCCAAACCGAAAACGCAGACCTTAGAGATCAAGTCGACAAAATGGAGAACTCCGTTAGCGATACTCTAAGGCAAAATGGCGATCTTCGCGGGCAATTAAACGAACGGAAAACAGTCGATGAAATGAAAATCAGAACTGAAATGGATTTACAAGCATACCACAGAGCAAATGAAAAAGGTATCCAAACCTTTGATAAACTTATGTGGTTTGCTCAAACACTTACAAATAAGAAGTCATAGTGATTTGGTTTTAATTAAGGTGAAGCCCCTGCACGGATAACGATTCAGCAGGGGCTTTTTGGTTAAAAGAAAAAGCCGCCCGTTTCGGGGCAGCCTTTCCTTAAAGCAATGATAAAAACAAATAGAAACAAAAAATCAGGGTTTTATGTAAATGACATTATTTTTCATTGTGTTTTATATCGGGGCTTAGATGCTTTTTTTCGCTATTACTATAATTATTAACTTGTAAGTTCTAAATTATAACGGAAAGGTAGGAATTCAGGTAAACGAGTTCTCGGTTTGATTCACAGTCCTCCCATCCTCGGTGTTACCCAAGTCGGGACTGTGAATCGTTCCGTATGGACTTCAGTATAAACTGAGACTTCGGAGTCATCACATTCATGTATGTAGCACATGAAATTTGCATCCACTCGTTAAGCGTTAGCTACCTCGCTCTGACTTCGGGTTTGACGCTTGTCTTCCCGCCTGAGTTCGTCAATCCAACAGTCTCAGGTTATGTGGCTATATCGCTGCCGTTATCCAACCGACCTCACCCGCCCTACGTGGCGGGTTATTGTTTAAGCCTACTTTATTTGCCGCCTTTCAACCAAGTCCAAAGTGCTCAATGGAAGCAAAATTTTGGGCAACAAAAAAGCCAGCGGAGGTAGTCGCTGGCTTAATTGCTTTTATCGTTTCGGAGAAGTCTTTTAACTCTCCTCCACTTATTCATGCTACCTCACATCAATAAGTGTACGACTCAATACTTGAAACCCATTCCGTTGAATGTTCGTGGCAAAGATACGGCAACTTTTTAATTTGTCAAGTATTTTTCTAACTTTTTTTCATAAAAACAAAAAGCCCCTCGTTAGGGGCTTAGTGCTTTCTTTTTAAACAACTTTAAAAAACAATGAAACCGTAAGCGCCACAAGAAGTGGCCTAATCCTGACGGCAAATATACAACAACATTTTAATTTGTCAAGTATTAAAATGTAATTAAATTTATCAGAAATATCTTGACATGAGAATAGGTATGTCTTACATTTGTCGGAAGAAATAAAATAAATGGCTAATTCGGTTAAAACAAGCAAGTATTATGGGGTTAGCGTTGTTTCGTCTAACAGGGGGAGCGCGGGGGATATTAGATGGAGGCAAGAATTTCCTTTTCGCGCCTGTTTTAAACACGGCGGCGTGACATTTTTAAAAAAGAACTACAAAACCGAGCGAGAAGCCGCCACGGCTGTTGATTTAAAACTTATAGAACTTCGCTTCTTGAAGAAAACTACACCCTTTCAAACGGGGTAAAAGTTTCTTACGAATTTATCAAACAGTCAAACAAAATCAGATAAACATGAAAAAAATCCACACAGTTTTTACACTCATAATGATCATTGCGCTCATTGCCGGATCGTTTATCCTCGGAAGAGAGTCGGCGATTCACCAGCCTCACCAAGTAATCGAGATCACCTCAGACGGAGCAAGTGACACCACGCTCCTTCCATTGGATTCATTGCACCGTATCGGGTGTCAATCAAGGTATATTTTAATCAAGTAAATCGGTTCGGGCTTCTAAAATAAAAATAGAGAATGGAATACTTCGGAACAAATACAACAGATCATGGTCATTACAGATGGACGTTGACCGAAAACGGAATGCAAAAAACTGGCAGAAATTTGACGATTTGCCTTTCCATCCTGAAAATCTAACAAACAACTTACCAAAAGGGGAAACTACATTTTTTCAAGGCGGTGGATTTACTGTTATTGCAATAGCAGGAAGTTGTAAGGACGATAGGCCGGGATCAAAGTCAGTTTTTTGGATAAAGGAAAATCTTCATAAAGGCGGGCTATTTCAGAGATTAATGCAAAGTGAACCAGCAATGAAAATCATTCGAGCAATCCCGTTTGAAATAAACTGGGGCTTGTCACAGCCTGACCGCTAACCACCACTCAAAGTAATCAAGTAAATCAAATCAATAAATAAATGTCACAAACAAATTCAATCGGCGAACAGCGCGTTCGCACAACGTTTAATCCATCAAATGACTCAGTTGTGGATCAGATCAAACAGAAATCAGCAGAGTTGATTAATCTCTGTGAGTCACTCAAAGAAAAGGACGGACGCCTTGCGTCACTTGCTCAAACCTCTTATGAGGAAGCTGCGATGTGGGCAGTTAAAGCCGCAACAGCGTAAAACACGTATCCCGTTGCAGAATCATGGATGCTTCGGTAAATCACTCTTTCGAGAACGGCAACGAACCGCGCATGACTTACGGCGGACTGCGGAACGGTGAAACTCAGGTTCGACTCCTGAACGGGATCAAGGCTCAGAATGCTATTCTTTCTGATGAGCCGTAAAAATAAAACAGGAAGAACGAAGGATCAATGTAATACTACCCCGTAAAGAACCACCGCGTAAGAGTGGTTCACTTTTTAAATCAGTAAATGAATACAAAAACAATTTCGGCGATGTTGTGTGGCGGAATAAGACGCTATTAAGCAGTAGACCCATCATCTAACCTGAGGCCAATAGGAAATGATTGGCGGAATAAGGAGGCGAAACACCTTATGAAAAACGCATAACAACAGGATGCCGTTTGATTCGGCAGGTAAAAATGATTAGTGATGAGCAACACGGGTTATGCAAGATGAAATTTCTTGCCACAACAGAACCGGAATTGCATTACGTAAATCAGAACCAATGAGCTACACAAAAATCACATTCTCAGATTTCTGTAAATGCGGAATACTTAAGAGGTGGTGCGACCTTCATAAGTACACCCATCCATATAAAAATCGTAAACAAAAAGCAGTAAAGAAATGAGTAAAGAAAAATTGTCTAACGAAGCGGAAAACCCCGCATTGAATAAGGGTGCTGTTATGCCCCGTTTATCTATTCCAGAGTGGGACGGGATAACAGATTACAGACCTCCAATATTTGAACAGTACGAATTTCAACTTGATGGAGAAAGCCCAAAAACAGATAAAGGAATTTATTGTGCTGGATTAAACTATGCACGTGAGATTGTCGGAAACCCGAACAATAGCAAGTGGCTTGAACGAAGAAAATTAACCGATGCTTTTGAAATGGGAATTGAGTACGCTAAACGCTTCTTAAATGGGGCATAACGGTTTCGGGCTTGGCGAAGTTGCCGAACACAAAAGTTAAATTGAAAAACAAAAGTTGAAAATTATGGATAAAGTTGAATTGAAAGACGAAACGGCAATTTTGCCAAACCCGTGTTATGTGCTGGGCGGTTTATCAAAGAAGTATTCAGTTATTTACGCTGACCCTGCTTGGAGTTACGATTTTAAAGAGCCTACTGCATCCAAAGGTGGTGCGAAAGGAAGTGGTTATTCCGCAGGTGTAAATTACTATTACGGAACAATGACAACTAAACAGATACTTGAATTGCCTGTAAAAAACATTTGCGAAAAGGATTGTGTGCTTTTTCTATGGGCGACTAATCCGCTTTTACCCGAAGCATTAGAAACGATGAAGGCTTGGGGTTTCAAATACAAAACGATGATTACTTGGCACAAAGAACGATGCAAAGGAATGGGATATTGGTTTCGTGGGCATACTGAACATATTTTGGTAGGGGTAAAAGGGAATGTAAAAGCGTTTCGTTCTTTGGAACACAATATAAAAAAGTTGCCCGTAGAAAAGCATAGCAAAAAGCCTGATGAATTTAGGCAAATGATTGAAGCAGTTACAGGCAATTTAGGTAATAGAATAGAATTGTTTGCAAGGAATAACCACGATGGATGGGATGCTTGGGGAAATGAAGTAGGCTCGTCTGTCGAAGTAGGATGGTAGCCTTGCACATAACTCGTAAATTTGCGCAATATTTTGAGATGTTGTTGTAATTACTTGACTTACTTCCGCAGCATCGCCGCAAATCAGCGCAAAATAACGCAAATCAGCGCAGGATTCCGTACTAATTCCGTACATCACAAATACGCTTCCAAGTCCTCGACGGTCGGCTGGCGGTGATAGTGCTGCCGTACCTCAAAGCCATGCCCTGCGAGCAAGTTGCACAAATGAGGCGGCAAGCGCATCTGTATCTCCCATGTCCATTTGGCGAAGCGTCTGAGGTCATGCGGACTGAGGTGCTCAATGTTATGCATCTTGCATAGTTCTTTGATTCTTGAGCCGACAGCGTGACGGCTGACCGAAAAGAGCTTGTCACCATGAGCGGAGCGGACGCACTCTTCCGCAATACTCTGAGCTGAGGGCACTGCCTTATAGACAAAAAAACGTATGGCATCGGCAGAACCACGTTTGCCTTTGCCGTGGATGATTATATGATCACTTTTTACATCCGATACTTTGAGCGCAAGGGCTGAAATAATAGAGCCGAACACCGAGCAAGAGAGAACCACCTTCACCATACCCACCACCGACAATGATTTCACCTACGAACTTCTTTTGCATGCTGACTGCCGTATCTGTTGGCATATTGCCTTGCTGCGCACTCGCTATTGTTACGCAGCAAAAAAAAACTATGAGCACTGTTCTCATGGGGTTATTCCTGTATTTTTTGGAGTTTGGTTGGTTTATACTCCGGCATATTCTCAGCCACAAGTAAGTAGTCTTCGTCATTTGGCTCTACGTTGTATGTTTTCAATATACGAAGGTACTCATCACGTTCTTTGCGTAGGAACTCATTCTCGCGTTCAAGACTCCGTATATAATGCAAGGGATTGCTTGGGGTTGTGTCTTCGGGTTTCCGACCTGTTAAGATATACGGCACGTCTGCGCCTGCTTTCTCAAGGCGTTCTTGCATGGTTTTCCCTAAGCCGTCACGTCCATTGAGGACATGAGAGAGTTGCTGAGGCAATATACCAAGCATGGCGGCAACTTCGTTCTTTTTCTTGCCCGTACTCCGTACCCATTCGTTCAACCTTTGAGATACCGGACTATCTTTTTCCATGTTAATTATGAATAATAGATGAATTTTTCATTAAATAAAGGGAAAAACTTTAGAAAAATTTGCACACTAAAGAAAAATCCCTTAGTTTTGCACTGTAAGTTTTATACATAAGTTTCTTATTAAGTTCTTTACTAAGTTTCTTATTAAGTTTTTAGTAAGCAAATTAACAAATTTTCTTAACAAACCGAAAGGGTGCTATGACACTAAGCATTGAACAGAGGGAGAGAAAGTCGGTATCAATGACCTTCTTTACCACACCATCAAGGCTTGCTAAGCTGAACAGTCTTGTCAGTGCTGCCAAAGAGATTGATGAGCGTGCATCACGTACTTCAATCATCGAGGCACTTATTGACCAAGCGCAGCCACAAAAGATGAAAGGCAAACCATGAGCCAACTTTTTTCACTCACTAAACTTGCTCAGAAAGTAGGGGGCATCAATAAAGAAGTGATGGACGTGGTTGCAGCACAAGGCGACTTGCTGAGTTGCTTTATGCGGTCGAATGATGGGACTTCCGCAGGATCGTATGAGTCCATCAGTAACGCAGCGCAGCGGCTTATTGTCGAAGCGGAAGACCTTGCACATAAGGTCTATGGCAGCGAAGCAACTGCAACGAAATTGCGCGTCCTGAGCATAACCGGGAGTACTGACATTCACAAATTTTTGAAAGGGCAAAGCAATGAAGATGGCGTTCAGCATTAACGACAAACGCACAGAGCTTGAGGTTGCATGGACTAATGAGCGCGAGCGAAAGTTTTGCTATCTGATTATGGGCGTTACTGTCATTCTTGTAGCATTCGTGAAGGTGATAGGATGAAAGTAACAATCAAAGTTGAAAAAGAAATCGAACTTAAAACATTAGTAGTCAAGGCTAAAGTACGGTATTGGGAAGACGCTGATGTCAATGGTCGCTTATGCACACAATCAAAGACTATGGTTCCTCTTTCGACCTCCAAAATTTCTATGACTTCGATACATACTTAACGCTGAGAGGCAAATCATGAAAATATCCATTGACGAGAGTGACATCTCACGACTTACTAAGCTGATCATCTTCGCATTGTGCGTGGTGAGTTTTTTCGCAGTACCGGACATAACTTTTTAACAACTTTTTTCAACTTATCAGGATTATATATGTATCCTATCATTGACAGCCGGCTTCGTCGGCATGACGGACGTGGTATCCGTTTTTATTACAAGCTCAACTCGAACGGTGACATACAGTGGTTGCCATCGGTGACGAGTATCATCAAAGAAACAAGCAAGACACCTGAGCACTTGATTAAGTGGATTGCTGAGCATGGGCAGCGTAGAGCAAATGAACTCCGTGACCGTGCCGCGAATTATGGCACCGTGATGCACTTGCTCATTGACAAGTTTTTATCTGAACGGACTCTTGACCTTGCCGGAGTCAAGACTATCTGCGATGAGTGGTGCCGTGACAATTATGTGCGATATAACACAGAGGAGTGGGCTGAGGAACTTGCAAAAGACCTTGCAGCATTTGCGAACTTTTGCGCTGATTATGAGGTCGAGCCGATGACAGTGGAATCAATGCTCTGCAATGACACCTTCGCTGGTGCAGTGGACTTGATCTGTAGTATGACTATCGAAGAGAAGGGCTATTTTGGCGAGGTGTACGTATCGGGTGCAAATAAGGGCATGCCGAAAGAAACCAAACGCAAGAAACGCATCACGGCGATAGTGGACTTCAAGTCCGGGCGTCATGGTTTTTACCCTGAGCACCGCATACAACTATTCATGTACAAGCAACTTGTTGATGAGTGGTTTCTTCGCGTGGGTGAGCGTAAAGTGATTGAAGGCGTGTTTAATTGGTCACCGAAGGACTGGCGCACTGAGCCGGGTTACAACCTTAAACAGTGGAATGACGACGGCACGGTAAACGAAGAAATTGACCTTATTTGTAAACTGTTTTTCTTGCGCAATCCTGAGAAGCCATCCGATAAAATAGTGGTCGATGGCACGCTTACGCTTGGCGATTATGCGAATGGCAATGTGACGCTCCGCTCTATTGATACCATCGTTGCTGACTCTTTTGGCGAGGTGGTGAAATGATAGGAACCATGCAACTCGCAAACGTTGAGCCACAAAACAGTCAAGTGGCTGAGCTAATTAAGAACACTGCACTGCCAACGGAAAAAGCATCACGCATCATCGAAGGATTGCAGTCATTTTTGTCAGGCATCGCAGCCTACGAACAAACGGCTTCAACTATAGTAGTGACCGATCCGGAAGATGTTCGCGGCATGAAAAACGCTCGCGAGATACGTTTGACTATCCGTGATATAAGACTCAAGTGTGCGGACTATGTGAAAGCCGAACGCGCAAAGGTGCAAGCTCGCATGGCTGATGATAAGCTCGAAGATGGTGTCTTGCTCAAATCGCTGCAAATTATTGAGCAAACAGCAAAGAACATCGAAGCCAAGCTCGAACACCAAGAAAAGTTCAAAGAACGCTGGGAGCATGACCGACGTGTTAAGCTAAGACAAGAACGTGCTGCCATCATTGAGCCATACCGAGCTTACTTGCCGAACTATGCAGACCTTGCAGACTTCACAGCTGAGGACTTTGATAAAATTATCGAACATGGTAAGGTGGCGCAGCGTATGGAACAAGAACGCATCGAAGCTGAACGCAAAGCGGAACAAGACCGCATTGCTCAGGCTAAGGCGGAGGCGGAAAGACGAAAAGACATCATCACGAAACGTCGCACAGCACTGATGCCCTATCCGTTTGGCAATGGCAGCGCGTACAATGATGACCGCATCTATGAGATGTCTGCGCAAGAGTTTGACACTTTCCTTCAAGCAGCCAAAACAAGGCACGAAGCTCATATTGCTGAGCAAAAGCGCAAGGGCGAAGAGCTTGCTCAAGCTAAGGCGCAAGCCGAAGAGCAGCGCAAAAAGCAAGAGGCGGAACGCAAAAAGCAACAGGAAGAGCTTGCTGAGTTCAAACGTCAAGCGGAACAAGCCAAAGCCGAAGCCGAACAGATTGCACGGACAGCTGCCATACAGATTGCAACAACCAAGAAAGATATTGAGGGCTATATCAGCATCCCACGCGAAGAGTATGACGAGCTCAGACGTACTCAAATGATGGTGCAAGCGTTTGAGTTTTATCGCATTGAACAGTGGATAAATTACAAGAAAGCTATGCTCTATTATGCGCAGCTATGCGATGAGGCGGAGGCGGTCAATGGGTGATTCTCTTATCATATTTGTTGCGGCACTCATTGGTAGTGTGGTCATACAGTCAGCTCTTGAGCTATGGGCTTTTAGACTCAAGAATAAGGCGCATGAGTTAGAGACTGAGGACTTAAAAACACAGATAGCAGGCTTGCAGACAGTGCAGACCGAAGAGAAGAAAAAATCATCACAGCTTTACGACGTGGTGGTGTCTCAGAACGAATATATCAAACGATTAGAGCAAGAGATTGCTAACTTCAAACATTCATTTTCTAATACATTTCTAAACAAAAATTAAAGGACAGTATCATGCCAGTAGGTAATTTTAACGACAAATCGCGCGTTTACTACTCAGCCAAAAAAGTAGAGCGCAATGGCAAGGAATCAGCCGCAATCGTTTCCAAAACATCCGACGGAACCATCGAGCACCATGGTTACTTGGAAGGGTATATCAGTAATATCGTTGTCCGTGATGACACATATCAGGGCGCACCTATTAAGAAGCTCGAAGTGGTGTTCGAGTCTGATTTCTGCCGTGAGATATTCTCGGTTGGAATGACATCGGGACCTGCAAGAGATATTTTGCTCAAAGTGCCGACGGTGGTGGACTTCGCAAAACAGATAGTGCGCTTCACTCCGTTCTTGTCTGAGCCGGACAAACTCGGCACACAGTATCTTCATATTGGTGTGCGTATCAATGGCGAAAAAGCCGGATATGCCTTCGAGCGTGAACAAGTGCCGCAAATTGACCTTGTGAAACTTCCGTCCGGTCTTGAGGTCAAAGACACCACAGTGCGTGACAATTTCTTCCTGAGCATTGCCAAAGACTTACACGAAAGACTCAATAAAAAGGCATCCGTCGAGATGGATGCGTATAATGAGGACGATGAACTTGACGCAGCGAACCGATTGATCACATCTGAGCCGGTTTACACTACAAAGGGAAAGAAAGCAAAGGACGGCGTGCCGTTTTGAATCCATCTGAGCAGTCACACTATCGCGAAAGGGCTGCCATGAAATAACACACTAAAACAAAAATCCTACAGGGCAGTGCGGTAGCTGCCCTGATTTATTCACAAATGTTTAATAAACCGAAAAACCGCCATTTTTTATACACGCTGTTAGTGGCTGGGCTTTTCACAAAACTTAAATAGAATGCCAAAACAATCATTTACACACTATTATGTGCAAGCACAAGAAGAAGGTGGACTACCTGAAATAGTTTCACATACTTATGATAAAAAAACAAAGGAACATTTTCATAAATTTCTTGACCGCAAAAAAGCACAAGAACTTTTAGAAGCTGAAAAAAAAGCAACACCTAATGTAAAGTTCCGAGTTGTTAAATGTACTGAAACTTATGATGCAGGGAACTGGTTTTAGCCTTGCCACTAACGGTTTGCGGCTTGCCGTTCGTGCGGGCTTCAAAGCACAAAATTTGAATTAACCACAAAAGTATAATAGATGCAGAAAGTTGAAAATATACACGAAACCCCGCATTACGGCAAACCGCTGTTATGTGCAGCTTTTTTTCAAAAGCATGGGTTTTCAAAACCGATTAGATATTGGAATGAAAAATGGCAACAGTTCTCAATTTATTACAAAATTGAAGGATATGATTGTGATATTTTAGTAAGACCTTCAACTCAAGTTGTTCCCAATAATTGGAACGCTTATGGAGAAGATATTCACAAAATGCCACCTGAAATACAAGTCGATGAATTTTCTGATGTAAAAATGTTAGAAGATCATCATATTGGAGACTTTCAAATATTTGTTAATTCATTTGAAAACCATATTGCAACGTTTAATTATGAATTTCAGATGTTAGATTTTATGTCAATTTGCGGATGTCCCTTAAGTTGCACATAACTCCCAAATTGACGCAATCCGGTGTGTGTCGGCTTGTGCGTTGGGAAAATTGCGCCAAACCCGTGTTACCTGCTGGCACGGTAAATTTAGCAGGAACTTAATTTGGAACACGAACAAAAAACTTTTATTAAAATGAGCGAAGGCAAATACTTAAATGAAATTTTACACGGAGATAGTGTTGAAATAATGAGAACGCTACCTGAAAAAATATACGATTGTTGTATAACTGACCCACCGTATAAATTATCACAAAAATATACAACAAGCACGGATAGTGATAATATTATGGCTGTGGCGAGTATTTACAATGTAGCAACCGAATTGAAACGAGTTGTTAAAGATGGGGGTTTGTGTGTTGTTTTTTACGACAACAGAATTTTACCAATGGCTTTGGATGCTTACAAAAAGGCTGGTTGGAAATATATTAGGTGCTTAACACTATACAGGAGGGCTGGAAGTGCTTTTAATATGTGCGGATGGATGTCAACTTCTGATATTATTTTGATTTTTCAAAACGGAGAAGGGAAGTTGAATTTTTATGGCAAGTGTTCGCACGATGTTTACATAAAAGACAAAATTGAAAAAATTAGTTATGGACATCCTGCTCAAAAACCTGAATGGGTTATTGAAGACATTTTACAAAGAATAGCAGAACCTAATATGAATGTAATTGACCCTTACAACGGAAGCGGAACTACTTGTGCTGTTGCTAAAAAATTAGGAATAAACTACACGGGTATTGAACAAGAATTAGAATTTGTAGAAATATCCAAAAAGAGGGTGGGAGATTTTAATAAAAGTTTTTCTCACGGAACTTTGTTTGATGCAGGTCAGTAGTGCTTGCAGGTAACGTTTCGCATATACCCGAAGGAGGGGATTAAATAGTAACGTTTTGCATATTGCCGAAGGTGGCGATTAGAAGCACAAATTTTCAAACTTAAACAAATGTATAATCGAAGCACAACAGTTCATTTCAGCACAACCCCGCCACTTTTGGCAATATGTTGTTATGTGCCGTTTTTCTTCACAAATCTTAATTAAAATGGAAAAAATCATTATGCAAAGAGGGTATGGAAAAACAACCCAGCTAATCAAAAAATCCGCTAAAAGTGGGGATTACATTGTTTGCCACAGATTAGATGAAGCAAACAGAATACAGTATGAAGCAAAGCAAATGGGATTAGATATTCCATTACCAATTACTTATGCAGAGTTTGTTGAAAAACGTTATCACGGTAGAAACATTAGCGGTTTTTTGATTGACAATTTAGAAATGTTTTTACAATACCTTTCAAGCGTACCTGTAAATGCTATTACTATGTGTCCTTAAAATGGCACATAACGTTTTCGGGCTTTGCGTTCCGTTGGGGGATTCCCAGCACTAAAGCTCAATAGTAGTAATAAACTTTAAATTTAAAACAAATGACAAATAGTAGTACAAAAGCCCCCAATGACGCA